TTGATGTACTTACAGTTGTAGTATTTGCTAAACCATTAATTATACATGTTCCTGCAGTTGCAGTACCATTTTGTACCATGTAACCTCTTAATCTTGTAGGTCCAGTAAACAAAACTAAAGTACTTGTAGCCGCTGGACATATTACCGGTTTTACATCTGATTTAAATGCCATATTTTTTCTCCTTATATTAAGGAGCCCTTTCGAGCTCCTTAAATTAATTTATTATAGTGCTGCTAATGCTGCGTTTTGACTATAAGTAACAACGATTCTTGCTTTACCTGCACTTGCAGAGTTAGCAACTGTTATTCCATATAATTCAACATCAGAAGTTCCTACAGTTCTCCAAGCATCTGCTGCTGCTGGTAACATTGAAGCTCCCGTTGCAGTTGCTGATACGTTAGTTGCTGCTGCTAAATTTGTAGCACTTGATGAACTTTTACCAACTGCAATTGTAGTTGTGCTTGAGCCAGTAAATAATGATTCTACTTGAATTGACACACTAATGATTTGACTGTTCGCTGGAATTATAATTCCAAGAGCAGTAGCTGTTGTTGTTGCATGTGTTAATGCTACGTTTGATGATTGAGTTAATACAACTGGTCCAATGTTTTTAACATTTGTTCCAAGTGTAGTTCCTGTAGTATCAACGATTGTTCCGGCTCTAACTGGGCCTGAAAAAGTTGTATTTGCCATAAGTATATTCTCCTAGTTTTTCCAATCTAGTCTCTAGGCTTGTCGACTATACGCGTCTAGATCAGAAGGTTATGTATAGTGCTTAATATATAACTTAATTTATTGAATAGCGCAAGGGATACCTGCATCGAAAATCTATTTTTCGGATATAAATAGCTAGGTTTAGCTAGCTACAGAAAACTCAGGAGCAGCCATTTCTACTTTAATTTGTCTATGAGCTATTTCAGCTTCAGACATCTTAATTTGGTTAATGATTTCACGAATTTTTTCGTCAATCCTAACCATATCAAGAGTATATATTCCCTCTTGAACGTAGTGTTGCTCCCAATCAAGTTCTAGGGCTCTCTTCTTTGTGTAAAGAGCTTGAACGTGATTTATCATCTACAACCTCCTCATAGGTTATCCAGCATTTATCTTTAGCAAAAGATCGCATGCTGTCTTTTAGTAATATACCTTTTTTTCCTATTTTGTCAAGGATAGCTAATTCTATACTTTCTGCACTATCTTCAGCTTCAATGTCAAAATTAGCCATGTGACCATAAGCTCTAATTTTTACTTGAAACATTTTTGTCATAATTCTTTCTTTCTAACATAATAATGGGGTGAGATATACCCACCCCATTAAATAAAATTTGCTTAAATATTAAGCAGATCCTGATGATCCGAAGATACCTCTAGGGTCAGACCAGCCGAAGCTGTATCTTTCTCTAGCTTTGTATCTAACGTTACCAGTATCAAAATCACCTTCCATAGCAGTTTTGATAGGTGCTCTTACGAACATCTTCATACCGTTTGGAACGTCAGTTTTGATAAAGAATGCATCAGTATCAGTTAAGAAATTGTTAACCACGTAACCTTGTGGAACCATTCCCATTGATTTGATCGCATTGATATCGTTATCAGCAGTTTGTGTTCTTCCAGCTGATTTCATTAATCTTTCCGCAGTGAATTGTAATTCTTTTGGAATGATTAATTTAACACCTTGAGCTGCAATTTTTAAACCACGCTCATCTGTGAACGAGTTGATATCAATCAACGATTGTTCAAGAGAAGTTTCGTTTAAGTCAGCTTGTGTAGCCAATGTATTACTGAATGAACCAGCAATAGTTGGGTGTGATAAGTTTATTAAAGAAACTCCGTCACCACCTACATAAGATGTACTGAAACCGTTGTTTAGAACGTTAGCTGCAGTTACTTGTTTAGTGTTTGCCATAGATCTTGCTAAAGCTTTTGTATATCTAGACGCAAGTCTGTCATACAAATTGTCCTCAATCGCTTCTTCAGTGATTGCGAAAGCAAGTGCTACGGTATTATGAGTGTATCTAGCTGTGAAAGTTTCTTGCGCATTGTCAAATACAACTGCAGATCCTTCCGGCTTGATTTCCGCGTTAGCGAAACCTGATAACATTACTTCCTCTTCGAAAGCTCTGTCTGAAGTTTCAGTATCGAAAATTTCAAGATGCTGATTCTCGTATCTCTTATATTCCAGGCCGAATAATGCATTCAATCCTGGTTCTAGTTCTTTGACTAGCTGTCCTCTTGATATAGCCATATTCTTATATTCCTGTAAATTGTTTATAGAAATGATTATTAATAATAGCAGTTACTACTACGTTTGTAGCGTAAGTTGTATCATTTAATAATTCATTATTGAAGCCTTTTGCAACTCCAATGACACGAATTTGAGTAGTATCGTTCGCATTCAATTGCGATGTATTTAAAGTAACTTTAGATACATAGTTAGCTGAAGATCCAGCTGTATAATGTATATTTCCGTTTAAGAAAATACTTGCAATTGGTAGAGTCGAACTAGCTTGTATTTCGTATCTCTCGTAAGGGTCGTCACTAACATAACCGACAATGTCAGTAGCAGTGTTTGAAGCTGCTAGATTGTTCGCCCATGTTGGTTTCTTAGTTGAAGCATTCGTAAAGAAAACTCCGTTAAGTGAACCTAATAATTGAGAAGCACTTGTAGCTACCGTAATGTATCCAGTTCCCGCTGCTGTTACTGGGTCATTTTGATAGATAGCTGAAGAGCTAGCTGCAATTCCGTATTCACTTAAACCTTGAGCATCTCTATTCTGTCCAACTTTGCCTATCGGTAATAAACCGAAGGCTGCGTTTGGGTTAGCCATAGTTTTTTTCCTTGTTTAAGTTTTTATTTACTTTGTTGATATTACAAAAAAATTATTTTTTGTTCGTACCACCAAAAGTTACACGAGTCTGCCTCTCACTATTGATTGGCATACTTGGGTGCTGATCCTTATAAAGGTCGTTATTTACTGCATCTTCTCGATCCTTAGTTTGTTTTGCAAAATAAGCATCTCTAGCTGCTGCAACCTCTACAGGTATCCTTGCCAGCGCAAGGCCACCATGCCCGATTACTCCCGCGTATTTTCCTTCGCCTATCGTTGAATAAGTTTCACCAGGGTATTCATCGGATCTAACCAATTCCCATCCTGATCTTAATTTACTTGAAACGTTTTTAGTGTCATCCTGACCTAAAATTTCAAGCCTTATCCATCGGTGTTTAAAACCGTCCTTAGGGCGCGGTGCATCTAAACTTGATGGTGGAGTCCAAGTTGTAGGTCTCTTTTCAGCAGTCCTAGTTTGGCTCGCACGTGGGGTCTTAATGTTTTCGTTTGTCATATGCCTATACCTCCTTCGTGATATTTAATTGTTTCGCATACTCTTCTAATGGCACTCCTAATTTTTTAGCGATAGCAACTTGAGAAGGTGTGAGTCTCACAGTTTTGCGACCAGGTTTTACACTTCGCTTCGCTGAAGCTACTACTTGTGTCGGTCTAGTCGTTTCCGTTGTTGCATTCTTATCAAATTTATGGGGAAACTCAAGTCTTATTCTTTTATCAATTTCCGCATAATATTCGTCACTTTCAGCATCATATCCTTCATCATCGACTAACTGTCTATGGATGTCAAAAGCCGTGTAAGTCATAGGTTTATCTGATCCAAACCACTTGTTTTTAGATCCCCATGATTCTGCTTTTACACTTCCAACGATCGGTGTGTCTTGTCTTGGAACAGATACATCTGATATTGTTAATGGTTGCTTAATTGGTTCTCTCGCTGCAAGATCTTTCATTTCTTGTAATCTTGCTTCTTCATAACCAAGTTTAGCAATTTCTCTTTGAGCTTCAATTTCTATAGCAATATCCCCAGCTTCTCTAGCTAAACCTAATTTAGCTTTTGCTGCTTCAAATGCTGATACAATTTTAGACTCTCTGTCTTTTAAAGATGATGTTTCTAAAGAACTAAATCTTTTTGTAAGTAGTTCTTTTTCAGCTTTAACTGTTTGAGCATAACGTACTGCTTCTTCTCTTTGACGTTCTGCTTCTCTCATCTTCTTAGTTAGTTTTGCAATTCTTCTTTGCACTCCTTCACTGTAATCTTCTAATTCGTCTTTCTTAGTATCTGTCTTCTCGTCGCTAGCTTCTTGTTTCTCGACTTTAGTTACTGGCGTCGAGGAGCTAGGTTCTTCTTTAACTACTTCTCTAACAGTTTCTTCTTTTACTTCAAACTCTTGAACTGGGGTAGAATCTTCGTTAAATTCTACATCCACTTCTGGACCTGAAGTATCTATGTCTACTGTTTTTTGGTTTTTGTTTTCTGGCATAGTTTTCTCCTATG